GGTGCTATATTAGGTGCGTGTATAGCCCTCGAAATACCACTTGACGATGTACTTGGAAAGTTTCTGGAAATTGATATAGAGGGATTATCAAAATATAAATTACGGACATTCTTTCGAAACTATGGTCTTGTAGACATGGAACCTGTCAGGCGTACTTTGGTGAATGTTTTTGGATCGGATATTAAATTTAAGGATTTGAAAAAGAAGTTGCATATTTCCGTGTATAATTTAAACAGGGGGCGAACTGAATATTTTTCAAGTGACGTAACCCCTAATATGCACGTAGTAGATGCGGTATGTATGAGTATGTCAGTACCATTCATAGCAGCTACAAAACAATATGATGGCAATGTGTACTTGGATGGTGGTACTAAGGAAGATATTCCTATTACACCGTTTTTGGGAAAACCTCATCATAAAGTATTAGCATTCAAGCTTAAGGTCAGGGAGAGGTATATAGATAAAATAGATTCTTTTAATATTTTTATTAGTACGTTATTAGGTTCGGTAATAAGTCTGAGAGCTGATACCGACACACACGGACTTTGTGAAACTATATTTGTGTCAACAGGTGACTACAACTTATTTAAATTTGACATGTCGCATGATGATAAATTGCGTATGTTCTTCTTAGGGTTTAACAACTAAATCCCATATGTTATATTTATTTTATTTAGATATAACAAGATGGATGCGTGTGATCCAGATGCGAAATCAACAAATATCAGGAAACTGATTAAACTTCACACAGGCAGGACCATGTCTATATCTGGAGAGAAGGTGTGTGAACTCATGCGCGATATTCGCAAGGGTAATTTACCACTTCCACCACTCGTACTCACACGAGATAAAAGATATTTACTAGACCCGAAATCTCCTCTCACTCGTAAAGACTATGAAACTTTATTCAAATCTAACGTAACTTCGAAAGTTGTGAAGAGGTTGGCAATTAAGGTTGGTTTAACGGAAACTGATAAGACTATCACGGAACTGAAAAGTGCTATCGGTCGAAAGCTAATGAGCATGAAAGTCCGTGAACCTATCCTATTACCTGGTTCCCGTGTATATTCGAAAGTCAAGAACGAATCGTTCGTGAATGAAGAAACACCCAATCGTAACGAGAACCGGAACGAGAACCGGAACGAGAACCGGAACGAGAACCGGAACGAGAACCGGAACGAGAACCGGAACGAGAACCGGAACGAGAACCGGAACGAGAACCGTAACGGTAGTCCAGTGCTTAATGGAAACGCGGGTATGTCTAATAAGAATTTGCGAAATAAGTTGGCGCGTAAACGTCACGAAGATCGGATGAAGAGATTATCACCCAGTGGTATCACGAGTAACGGTGTCAATGGTAATAGACAAAAATTAAACATGACCGCGCAAATGGATCAAATCAAACGTAATGCTAACCGCCGTGTACAGGAACAGAAACGTGATTTCAATAAACGTTCGTCTGAAAAGCAGATTATTGAAGAGCGTCGTAAAAGACGCGAAGCGCGAATAATTGAAACCAAAGTACGAAACGGAAGACGCGCGGAAATTAACGCACAAAATCGAGCTAGGAAAGCAGAAGCAGCAAAAAATCGCGAGTACGAAAACAAGAAACGTGTTCAGTTGAAAGCGAATATAAATTCACAACGCGTGAAGAGTTTAGAAAAAAGTTATGCGAATCTCAAGACTAAGACGGCGAATACACTAAACAAATATACTCTCCAGAAAAAATTAGCGTTTACGCAGTTGGGCAATTCCAGGTCGAATGTGAAGGCACTCGGTAAGAAGTTGAAGGGGGAATTGGGGCGTCTAGACATAGAACGTAGTGTTAGTGAGAAACTTCAATCTAATTTAAATGCGGTGACGTTAAAAGTTGAGAAGAGTCAACAGCGTATCAAGGAAATTGAAGAAGAACGTGGTGCGTTGAATACAAGGATAAGGGACTTACAGTCACGTTTGGAGATGCAGGCTAAAAGTGGAAGTGTACCCGAAGTTGCGCGACTTACTAAAGAATTGAATGAAGCTAAAACTAAAACAGAAGCATTAACGAATGAAGTAACTACACTGATAAATAGCACGAAAGTGGCGGTTGTGAATGCTACGAAAGAGTTTAATACAAAGCTTGCACAGGCAGTTAAGAATAAGAACAACGCCGTTATAGCTTCAAATGCTGCGAATAAAAAAGCTGCATTATCCGAGGCTAAGTATAAAGCGGCTAGATCTGAAATGAATTCAAAAAATGACGAGAAAACTCGTCGAGAACTTAATTCTAAATTGAGAAAGCGGGTCAAATTGAATGCGTTATTAACGAATATAGGCGTGACGAATAAAACGGTGTTAATGAATGAATATAATTCTGCTATCAAAAATGGTAAAGATCCAAACGAAACCATTGACAAGATAGTCAAAGAAGCCCGCTTATTTAACAAAGAAGCTGCTCGCACATCGGCTGCATTAGCTGCGACCACGATAGCAAAAATTTCGATGCAAAGTGAGTTAAACGATATCAGAACACAAAAGGAGGAGGCTCTCGCGAAAGCTGCGAAAGAAAAGAACGCGGCTGTTGCGGAAGCAGGAAACGCCGCGCGAAAAGCTGCCATGGCAGAAACAGCTACAGAGAAGGCTACAGCCGAACAAAACCTAAAGAATGCTCGAGCCAAAATTAGCGCGGCAAATGCGAATAAGGCACAGGCTCTCACGAATGCTAAAACTGAGCGAAATACGGCTTTAGCGGAAGCACGAAAGAAGGCAAATCTTGAACTACAGAATAAGAATGCAGCACTCATGGGTGCAGCGAGTAATGCAAGGGCTGCAAAAGAAGAGTTGAATGCTATTCGGTTCCAGAAAGAAGCTGCTCTCGCGAAAGCTGCGACTGAAAAGATAAGTGCGGTTGCGGCGGCAGAAAAAGCGGCTAGGGAAAAAGCATCGGCGCAAACTGCTATAGAAAGAGCTGAAGCCGATAAAAAGCTAAAGAATGCGCAAACTAAGATCAATGCGGCTTCGGCGAATAAGACAAAGGCTCTCGAAAACGCTAAGACTGAGCGAAACGCTGCTCTCAAGCGAGCGATGAATAATAAGCAAAGGGCTGTTAACGGTTTAAGAACCAATCGGAATCTCAAACTAAAGAATAAGAATGCTGAAACTCGAAACGCTCAAGCCAAATTGAATACGATCCGTAAGGAAAAAGAAAATGCATTCGCACTAGCGAATATTGAAAAGAAAAAAGCCGTCGCATTAGCTGAAGAAGCTGCCAAGGCTAAAGCCGCTGCGAATACGCTGGCCGAGAAAACTGCAGCGGAAAAGAAGGCTGTCGAAGCGAGGCGCATACAAGAAGAAGCCGCTGCCAAAATAAAAGCTGCGTCGAATAAGGCTAGGGAGGCTAGAGCGAAAATAGATGAAAAATTGAGAGCCAAAGCGCAACAGGCTCGTAATGCGGTAGCGATTAAGACGGCGAAGATTGCGAAAGCGCGTAAAATCATGGCTACGTACAAGGGTACCAACCCATTCAGAAAGTATACACTCGCGAAACAGGGTGAGGCTGCGATAAAAGAATTTGAAAATGGTAAATTAATAGATATTGAAAACCGTATTACAGAACTCGTACGTTACGCGAAGACGGGTAATGCTGAATTCGATGAAGGTAAAAGAATTGCCAGACAAACAGCTAACGCCACAAAACAGTTCGAAGAGAGAAAAGAGAAAGCGCGTCTCGAGAGGATAGAGATACAGAAACGCGAAGGAAAACAGGTCGCCGTTGATAGAACTTTGGCTCAGTTTAAAGCGAACGCTATGAGGTCTAAAAACGCTATGGCTAATAAAAAGGCGATCAACGCGATGAAAGATGCTTCGAATAAGAAGGTCGTTTCGAACCTTGTATCAGGTGCTCTCACGAAAGCCGTTAAGTCTGGTCCAGTTAGCACAATTTATCAATCTACGACCAACGTGAATCGACGTATGGTGAAAGACGAGGTCGACAAAAAGGTGGAAACGAAAGGGTACAAGGTTGTATGGGGTGCCATGATTGATCTTGATGGGAAAGACAAGACGAACCTCGTTAAAATTGAAAGTAAATTGAACAAAAAATACACATTAAAGCAGGGTATACAGCAGCTACCGGATGCAGCATTTAGAAAGGGGCGGGTACCCGGGAGTGGTGTAGCTGCGAGGACTTCGCTACTCACACAAGTTATGAGACCGTATATCGGGGGAGGTGACAAATATGATGAGCACAAGAAACAGTATAATAATGCGTTCAAAGTATATAAAAATCCAGCTTTCGGAAACACAAGGAGTACAAAAGTGAATGGTATAGTCACTGCTAATAATGTGATGATAAGTATGAAACGCGCACCCGTACCACCAGTGGCGATGGCTAGAGCCGCCCAGAGAAATATGAATATCCGGAGAGCAGCAGAAGGAGCGGCTGTATCCGCGAAAGCATATGTCGCTAAAAATACTCGACCGCGATATGAACGACGTGTTGATAATAGAGATGTATTGAAAGTTATGAAGAAGAAAGTAAAGAAAGAAAATCCCTCATTTAGCCCGGCCAGAGTAAATGCCGAAGCTAGACAACGGTTGAGATCAAAATAAACCTAAGTCAATATAAGGATTGAAAATCAACCAGAAAAAAAATGAATCACCCCGACGACGACTGTACCGTGATTACCGACATGCCTCTCAGCGACGAGGTTGCCGATTTCATCGAAAAGGGTCTTAATGGGGATGCGGATGTGAAGGAGTGGTGTGATAACCACCTTGAAGATATTGTGGCCATATATGAAAAGCACGGACATTCGTACATGTCATATAGGGATGCGGAAATGGTATTATTATTTGCGAAAACGTTATACGAGAATACTATTCCAGACACACACGAAAAGTTGTCTCTGTTTGTAGCCTGTCAGGACTAAAGTCTTGGTATACTATAGACATGTCATTTACGGATGAGAAGCGATTGTTCTTAAACATGCTCATACCAGCTATGAATGATTTACTCGTATCGAGTAGAAATCTAAGACGAATTGTGAATGATCCAATGTGTGAAGTTGAAGTCTTCATTCGAGACCAGATTTTAATAAATAAAACTACATTTTCGATTTCAAAGTTTAAATTTAGTATTGAAAAGCTACACCCACGCGCTATAAACCGTCTCCTAATACATTTCGACGAAATCAATTTACCGTTATATAGAATTTATAAAAAGGCTCAGTTAAATCCACTCACGTTAAACGAGTTTGAACTGGAACTGCATAAATTGATACTGGACGGTGATATAAATACGTTTTCTGATTTTTTACTCTATTAATTATTCGTCAACTTCACACTCTTCTTCCTCTTCTTCATCGTCGTCAGCAGTATCCTCGGTTGCGGGGGCATTCACACCGTGGAATGCGAATGAGGGCAGCTTTTGAGATTTCTCACAAAGAGCCTGCGAAAGACGCACACTCACACCGAATTTGTTGTCGATAAACCAGATTTGGTTAAAGTCGACGATGCACATACACTTCTGCCCCTTCTCAATACTGTCAATCGGGATACTTTTTTGGCTCACATCATACGCCTCCGCGAGAAACTCACCGGTAGGCTTCGTCATGATCTTGAGCTTGAGTGTCGATGGGTAAGATTCCTTACCTGGGCGAACGAGGGGTTTATACAATGCTTCGCGGATGACTTCGATGTTGTACGGCTTGCCGAGCCATTCCTTAGAATTCTTTGCAACAGTCTCGAGGATCATTTGATCGAGTGCTTGTAGTTTTTCCATCAGGGCGACCGCACCTTCATTATCCGTGTCAAATGAAAGGTCCAGGGAATATGACGTTTTGTTAGTAGCTTCATCGGTGAATGCACTGAGGCCGAATGGGGATCTCATGAAAGGAAGTTGAAGATACAACTTCTTGTTGTCTGGTGCGTTAATGTATACGGTTTTACCCCCATTCTTATTTTTCTTCATGGCAGAAAGGATAGTGGAGGTGGGTTCGAATTGTTCGTAACGCTGAATAATACTTGACATGTTTCTTGTTATATATTACATATGTGCCCAAACTTTAAGTATATTTTTTTCTACGTATACATTACAACTAAACATGGGACTCTTCAAAGATTGCGGATGCGGGTGTAATGGCAAAAAACAGGAGCAAAGATTGATGAATTCCATCTTAGCGGGACTGGTGTTTTTTATAATTGCCAGCCCCGACACATTTCGGTTCATGCGATCACTACTGGGTAAATGGGTTTCAGGACCCAACGGGTGTCCTACTACAGGTGGATTATTGTTACACACCCTCGTGTTCATTCTTATTACATGGGGTATGATGAACATAAAGACCGAAGGATATACAGCGGAACCGGTCGCTCCAGCCCCCCCAGCGGTGAATGCCGCCGCTGATAAGGAGAGCAAGAAGAAACAGGCGATGGAAAAGATTAAGACGGCCGCTGTCGCAAGGGCGAAGTCCGCGGGTCCTAAGAAACTGGGTGTTATCAGTGAAGAAGACAGGAGTTTCGCGATGGAGGCTGAAACCCCTACACAAATGGGAGGTGTCCCCCCTGCGAAGTCTGTGGCGTTGCCCCGTATGATGGCGCCACCCCGCATGGCGGATGTTCCGTCCCCCATGCCAGGTATGTCTGAAGAACCTGTTGGTATGTCCGATACAGGTGCTCAGTACGCACCCATGGATATTAACTCGGGTATGGATTTACCCTCGGGGCTTAAAACGGGTGCATCTTCCCTGAGCGTCTCGTGCGCCGATGGGCGTAGACCTATAGTCGCTTAAAAATCTTCGTCGAACGTGACTGCGGTACTTTCATCGATTTTACCGTAATCACCTACACGTTTTTCAAAAAAATTAGTCTTACCATCAAGGGAAATATTTTCCATAAAATCAAAGGGATTTTGCGTGTTCCAGATTTTATTGAACCCCGCTTGCTTGAGTAAACGATCGGCGACATACTCGATGTAGCTTGACATTTTATCGGCATTCATGCCAATTAGACTACACGGAAGAGCCTCTAGAATGAACGTTTTTTCTATATTGACCGCATCTGTTACGATTTCGTATACAATTTCTTGAGTTGGTTTAAAATTTAACATTTTAAATAATTCGAGAGCGAATTCTAAGTGAAGTCCCTCATCACGACTAATGAGTTCATTGCTAAAGCACAAGCCAGGCATGAGCCCGCGCTTTTTTAACCAGAAAATAGCACAGAAACTTCCAGAAAAGAATATACCCTCCACACACGCGAATGCGAGAAGTCGTTCAGCGAATGGTCTCGATTTATCGAACCACTTCATGGCCCAGTCAGCTTTACGCTTGATTGGGGGGATTGTTTGAATAGCATCAAACAGGTGCTGTTTTTCCGAACTATCACGGATGTATTTGTCAATGAGTTTGCTATATGTTTCACCGTGCACCATTTCATTGTGAACCTGATACGCGTAAAACGATCTAGCCTCGGTATATTGAACTTCATCTGCGAAATTGTTATTGATATTCTCGAACACGATACCATCCGACCCCGCGAAAAATGCCAGAATATATTTAACAAAGTGACGCTCATTTTCACTTAATTTTCCCCAATCTTCCATATCGGAAGTAACATCAATTTCTTCGGCAGTCCAATTGGACATTTGTGCCTTTTTGTAGAGCGCCCATAGATTCTCGTGTTCGATGGGGAATACTGTGAATCGACTCATAATTGGGAGAAGCATGGGTTCTGTCTCGTCGATATATTCCTGGAATGCGAAGTAATCACCGATGTGTTTGCCGTTGACTACTATTTGTGGGTATACCAAAGCACTGGGACCACATTTTTCTTGTAATTGGGTTTTGTCAACTACTGTTTTTGTGTAATCGAGATTCATTTTTTTACATATATCTTCAGCATATTCACAGTATTTACAATCGTTCTTCGAAAAAATTTCAATTCCCATGGTGTGTGTTATTAGCGTATAATATTTTTGTCATAAATCTTTATACAGATGTTAGAGTTTGCAGAAATTCGGCCTGGAGACATTATAAAAGTATTAGTAAATATCGAAGATATTGAAGATGAGATGTATGCGGAGGTGGATGATAATAGGGGTGATTACCTGATTGTACGGTACTACGCTGAGACGTCATTAACCTATAGAGGTGCTAGCGTATACAAATTGGAAGACGAGACAAACTTGGTACAGGAGGATAATGTATGTGAACATTTACCAGACCGGGAAACTATATTTGGTTGTGTAAACTCTCAAGATCGCATGTACACGATTCAAGCTGAAGAAAGTTCGGATATCGAAAGTGTTTTAATCGATGAATCGGACGATGGGGGGAGTGACGTAGGTAGTTTTATAGTATCAGATAGTGAATTCGACGGTCGTCTTGAGTTGCCACCCGATCACGTGTCTATAGATAGAGACTGGAACACGTGGACTCCTAGGAGTATTGGATCTTCTCGCTTCAAGGATACAGTTGATAGAATTGAAGAACACGCCAGGATGCATATGGATAATGTAAATTTTTAACTTAAGTGCGCAGAATTTATTAGAAAAAAAAGGGTGTGAAATATAATGAACTCCCAAACACTGGCTACTATATGGTCTCATTTAGACCACATGAAGAAAAAACCCACATTAAAGCCAGTGGATACTAGATTTTGCATTCGGTGCAATAATTACAAAACACTCACAAGAGAAGGAATGGTATGTACCACGTGTGGAATTGTCGACTCTATTTATATCGATGATACTGCCGAATGGACGAGTGGTATATCCGACGATGGGCGAGTTTCCGATCCGTCGCGTTGTGTTGTACCCTCCTCAAACCCCGATTTATTTTCCGATGCGTGGGGGAAAGGTACAGTCATCGCCACTAAACATACATCAAGTTATGAAATGAAACGTATGGCTAAGATTAATTTTCATAGTTCTATGAATCATCGAGATCGATCATTGTTTCACGCGTATAAGGATATAGACGAGGCGTGTGTTAATATCCCTGACGGTGTATTAAAGGATGCGAAAACACTTTACAAAAAATTCAACGAGGGTAAATTGACGAGAGGGGCTGTACGATCGGGTATCAAAGCTAACTGTGTTTTATATGCCTGTAGACTAGCAAAAATTCCTCGGACGACGAAAGAGATTGCCGAAATGTTTGGTATACAATGTAAAGATATTAGTCGTACGACCAGTATATTTACAGGGATTATAAAAGATGAAAAGACTGAAAAGAACTATATAACAAAACCAATTAACGTGATGTCAAGACTATTAAATACGTTTGATATTTCTCGCGAGGAACGTTTGAAATGTAATCAGATGTGTTCTAAACTCGAAGAATGTGTAGATTTAATGAGTAAGTCACCTAATAGCGTAGCAACTGCCGTGATTTTTATGGTGATGAACAAAACACTTCCAAAGGTTGAGATATGTGAAAAGTGTAATGTATCTATCCCAACACTAAATAAGATTGTTGTCATTGTGAAGCGTCACTTAGAGGATAACGTGTAATAAAATATATATGGTTAAATTATTTCTAAGTACACCGTGTTACGGTGGGTTATGTCTTGAAAAATACATGAAGAGTATCATACAGCTTCAACTACTTCTTATTCGTGAAGGTGTACAACTAATGCTCGACACGACTGAAAATGAAAGTCTTGTACATCGCGCTAGGAACGTCTCAATTGGTAGGTTCATGCAGAAAACGGATGCCGATTTTTTCATGTTTATTGATGCGGATGTCGAATTTGATCCGTCGTCGGTTCTTCGTCTATTACGATCCGGGCATGACATTTCCGTTGCCTGCTATCCTAAAAAGGTTGTAATGTGGGATCAAGCTCGCAAGGCTATAGAAGATGGCGACACGCGCGACATGAGTTTACTGTCGTCTAGCCTGGTCGCTAATATAGGGGCTTCTAAACGATCGGTCGTTAATGGATTTGTCGAAGTATTGGATGGACCTACAGGGTTTATGATGATCTCTCGACAGGCACTTGAACGAATGCACGAACATTATGGACCCACGTTAACGTGTAAAAATGATCACCAGAACCGCGATTTTGATGAATATTGTGCTATCTTCGACTGTATGATAGATCCGGTATCCAAGCGTTATTTATCGGAAGATTACGCATTTTGTCGGAGGTGGCAACAAATGGATGGTAAGATCTTCGCTGACATTAACACAACTTTAGGACACGTAGGTAACTTACCGTTCCATGGGTGTCTAAATGATAGGCTTAAGGCTTAGAATTCATATACTATAAACATGAAGATCGTCGCACTTATTGTCACTCGTAGTGGATCATGTAACGTAAAGACCATGCACACTATTCTACGATATAACATAAAAAGTATACAAATCCCGGGTGTTCAGAGTGAAATCGCGTTCGTGGATGACAATCCTTACGCTAAGTCTGAATGTATAGAAAAGTTTATCAAAACGCATGATCGTATATTCTTTATAGATTTTGGGGTTAACTTGGATGATAATGCGTTATCTATTGTTTTCGATACCAATGATAAGTTTCACATCGTCGTTTTTCCGACTGTCAACGCTGGGATAGATTGGGATATGTTCAAAGACAAGGTTATTAGTGGTTCAACGGAACCCACAAATCAAATGGGATTAACGTTTGATACCGATGTCTCGACATGTATACAAGAAGATTTTTACAATGTTAAATCTACCCAAGCGAAAACGTGGGTGATGATGTGTAAACCTACTCTCCGGAATCTCAAATGTAAGCGTTCGGGTAATTTTAAAATCCATCCTAAGTTGGAAACCATGTTCATAAAATTTAAGGAAAGTGGTGTGAAAATTGTAGCGTATACAGCTGCGAAGACTTTGATAACACACCAACACGAGTGTGTCGGTAATATTCTAAATTCTGCGGGTATTAAAGCTAATTAAAGATTATATTAAAAACATACGTACAATGCAACGTCTATCTGTAAACCGAGACGACCCTCTTTACAAATATGCGATATCCTACATGGAACATTCATGGGGTACGACCGGTAAAAATATTTTTCCGGGAAGTCAACCGATATCTATCGAGTATCGTCACTTTGATACACTGTCATCCAATCCATACGTTGTATGTGAAAAGACTGATGGTATACGTTTTATGATGCTGGCATTTACATTTGATAACAAAAAACGATGTGTGTTTTTAAATCGCGCACTCGAGATGTTTTCGTGTCCGCTTAATTTCAGAAAACCTGTATACGAAGGAACTATATTAGAGGGTGAACTTTACGGTGATACATTCATGTTATATGATATATTAATTGAGAATGGGAAAGTTGTGGGTCATCTCGATTTCCTATCAAGACTCAAATGTATCGAAAACGTGAAAAAAATGCTCACAACTCTTAAATATGACCCTATCAAGCTCAAAATTAAGACGTTTCATCTCATGTCGGATTATAAACAGTTTAAGGATGAGTATTTACCGACAGTTTCACAAGATATAGATGGGCTTATTTTTACACCTATAAACGATACAGTAAAAACGGGTACTCACGAAACCATGTTTAAGTGGAAACCTCGTGACAAGAATACGATTGATTTCCAGATTAAGAGGCGGGGTGATATTTGGAAGATGTATGTACAAGAAAGGGGTAAATTGATGTTTGAATCGGAGATATCTGAGAGTCAAGTACCCGTATATGCCAGGGAGTGGATGGAAGAGGATGCTATTATCGAGTGTCAGTATATGTTTATGGACGAACCTATGTGGTGGAAACCGATTGTACGTAGATACGACAAGACTTTTCCAAACGGTCGCCGCACGTTTTATAGGACGTTGGTAAATATCAAGGAGAATATTTCAATCGATGATTTTATGAACTGTATATCATGAAGTAATAACTACCCTCGGGTGGTGGTGTTCTTTCTTCTACACGTTCGTCATTAATGAAATACCAGTTGGTTTTTCTTTTTATATAAGTTACGTAGTGTCCATCATTTTGATTACCAGTGTGTAACGCACACGCACTTAAATTATACACTGTATCATTTAATACTATTTTATCAACGATTTTAATATGACTTTTAGTGTCAAATGATAGCATGAATATCGGCGGGAGTTTCGAAAAAAGCATACGCGTAGTAGCTGCATTGTATGTAATTCCATCTGTATCTTGAAAATTTTCTAAAACATTCCAATCTATACTTTTTTCTAACATTTTACCCATATCGTTATTTCCATTATACGTCATTAAATGAATACTGAAATCCTCTTCTTTCATAGTCTTACCATTGGGCCATATAGTTTCTTGTATTTTTTTACCATAAAACCAGTCCCTCACTATAGGCTGACTTCGCTCTAATATATCAATTATACATAATACTGTTTCTTGTACATCATGTTGTTCGTTCGTTCTGAAACGAGGGAACTCTTTCTGAAATGCAAATAATAAACCATTGAGATCGAGTGGTGTTTTGTCAGCTGTCCAGTATTTTTTTAGTAATAATTGATAAATAATCGTAAACATACACTGTCCATCGTATTGTTCTCGTAAAAAGTGACTTGTTAGTATGGGTATATTAAATAAACATTGTATAGATGTATTGAAATAACATACAGTTCCTTCGTTTACAAAGCCGCGCATCTTTACAATAATTGAGTGTATAACTTTAACTGTGTATATTCAACCTAAGTTGTTTAAAGAATAGCAAAGTATTAATTTTGATATGGACGTTCGAGCCGTGACCGAGACACTGTTCCCAACTATTCAGCGATACAAGGATGAACAACATGTAGAAATTGAACTCCGTTTGGGTAAGTTCAATGGCACGATGTTTGATACGAATGTCGGTAAACATACATTCGACAAGATCATGAAAGGTTTGAATAAATACACCGGATGGGAAAAAATGATAGGGTCTGAACATGACGTGTTTTACCGCGATTCTGATAACGTGCGTATATCTACGGATCAGGCATCAGGTGATGAAGAAATTGTTAAAAAGGATAGGGTTATGAATCACGATTTCAAGAGAATGAGCAATACACCATTCGACGTCCGCTACAGCGTTTCGACTGAAACACCATTACCTGACATTACTGACAGGGAGATGGACAAGAAAAAAACGAAACAACGAGTCTCGTATATTCGTAAAAATTTATCAATAGATCTCACTATCATTACAGGTGATACATGTGATATGGATGCCGAAGAGTCTGTGATGTATCAGGTTGAATTTGAAATTATCGACGCTTCACGCGTGAATACTAAAGATGATGTATTTAAACTTGTTCACAAAATTAATGATGTTTTTATTATGTTGAATACTAATAAATGATACCACTACTTCTATTCATTTTGTTGCTCATCATTTTAGCACAAAATTCGAGTCAGGATAAAGGTGAAGAAGTGAGCATTTTAGGATACAAGACGAAGTATTTTCATATTTCCAACGGGGCGTCTAAGCGCATGTACGAAAATATGAAGAAAGATGGTCTTTCTCCAGAATCCCTGAAATCATTTATACAAATGGAAGATCAATTTCTCAACTTGGAACATATATCCGCGTGTTCCGGGGTATCTAAGCGGATCGAGGGGTATGGGGTCGGTGACAAAATAAAAGAAACATTTGAGATATATGACTTCTCGTATCATGCGACGCATTTGAAACAAATGGCAGAACCCCATAAGGTTATAAACCGAAATATAAGATGTTGAGTATATATAAAAGAGCTCGTCTATGCTTACCAGATGTCATACGATAAACATTATCAAAAATAAACACGATCAACCCTCTGTCATTTAATTCTCGGGTTTCTTCTATCCATTTACACATATCTTCCGCACTCATGAAATCATCCGTACATAAATATTCACGTTCCAGTTTTCCCATACCGAATTCATTATTTTCATCATCACGTTCCTTTCGTATATATGAGCATATGATATAATACACTGTATCAATCAAAGAACCACGTATACGAGATGACCAATTGGATGAATCTCTATCTATACACGTATCACTGCGTTCCCATAGAAATCTTATAAAATTTTCACGCGCGTCATCCATTTGTTATATAATTGTTCATTTCTTTATAACTCTTCAACTGTGGTACCTTTTGGGAATTTTGTTTTTTCCTTAGGGGGTGATGGTGTATTGTTTTTATTCATACCATTTTCAAGTTCCCTCGCTAAATTATTGTTCATCGCGTTAAGCTTGTTGTTCAAGTTCTTTCTTCTCTGCATTTTCCACTCTGAAACTGTTTTACGTTTGAGAGCATTGACACCCATTTTAAACGGTACACCCATCTTATTTTTCTTTATATTTGATGCGTTTATACGTTTTTTAAGTTCAGTCACATCTGAATTGAGAGATGGCATCACATTTCTGTAAGTGTTCAGCCACTTCTTACCGTATAATTTTTCGATATCTTTCGCAATCCCAGTATTTGTGAGACCTCGTGTTTCTAATACCTTCCCTTGAGCTTTAACTTTCTTATTGACAGCTTTCGCAACCTTTTCAACCTTCTTAACATTGACCGGTAACGGTCTAGGAATGTTCAGTTTCTTACATATAGTCTCAACCGTGTCAATATCTGAAATAGGAACACCCTTGGTTATCGCGATAGGTATGAGCTGTTCCTTCGTATACGCCGTGCACGGTTTGTTATTTATGGTAAATTTACCGTAGACCTTATTTTTAATTTTAGTACATATATCGGGTTTGGTTGTTCTACCCGTTATATCGATAATTCCTAGTTTCTCTGCGACTGATACTAGTTTGGGGCGGGGTATAGTCGCACACTTCTTCGTCCCGATACGTACACCGTTTTTACCGTTTTTATAAGTCCCTTTATTAAAATAGCTAACCGCATTTCCCGTGTTATTGGTTACTTTATTTTTGACTACACGCAGCTTCTTCGTGGCTGGTTTAAAGTTCATATTTTTAAAATTACTGATCAAACCCATAACGTTTAACTCTTTTACAAGATCGCTACCAACATTATACGCAGAATTCAAATCATTTGTTGTTTTGGCACCCATAATCTGTATTTTTCCCGATCTAAATAATTGAAACCCGTAATTCTTATGTTCCATCTTTAAAGATGGTCGTAATTCTGGTTCATATGACGCATTTCTAGACCGAGAAAACGCCCGCGCTATATTGGCCAAATCCAAAACACCATTGGCTTGAAATGTTCCAACCAAAACAACGTACTTTATCGGGTTATAAAGAAACTTCGACCTAGGTGTGTACGTGTCTATGATATATTTCCGGATCATCTCTGGGTGTCGGATATTATTGTTTAAAATACCACCAGAAAATTGCATCTTTCCATTTTTATAAATCTTAACCATAAACTTACTCTCCAACCCATTTTCAAATATACGGCCATTAATTTCCGCCAAGAAATGAGCGTGTTTATTTTTATTATTAGCACTGGGTTTGACTGTGAACGTGTGTTTCGCACCTATAGCCATTCGCCCATACCGCAATAGTATACTGTTTACCTCTATTCCCAATGTAGAACCAGTTGTGATAGGTTTCCGTTTGTGAGGCTTTTTATACAATATAGAATTTACATCCACCGCGTAATTACCTTCCTTAGCAGTTTGATTTACCATCCCGTTAAATATGGAAAGCTGTAAAGGTGATATTCTCAATTGTGTAAAATTTGTACGAGATAACTTAGCACCCGCAATCGCACCGATCCGGGTAGATATATTATTTCTCGGTAATCGCATAGCATTCGTCATCAATGCACCGCGTTCTTGGTTAGTGAGATAAGGTGCACGCCTTATCATGTTCTGAGACGTGATAGGTGTGTTCGAATTCGAATTTGAATTTGAATTTTCGAATTCGTTAAATAAACCCATATATTACCCCGATATTTTAATCACTTCCGACCGACATTACGGGTTTCGCTGACATATCCGTGATGTCAAGTCCGAATATAAACTCGGTACCGTTTTGTTCCATAGCAGGGAAAGTATCGTCGCAGCTCTGATACTTCATCGGTTCGGTGATTCGTCTGACTTTGATGTCCCTGGTACCAAACGGACCCGCCCATATATCCTGATTCATCGACTTGTTCAATACACCATGGAACTCTGAGTACTTTTTTTTGAAAAATTTAAGGGGACATTTTTTATCCGGATTGAATTCGACACACGGTTCCGATAGGAACGATTCGAGAGGGCTACACGCAGTCGCCAATTGTCTTTGAATATCCATGAAATACTTGGGAACGATGTTCCATACATCCTTCTCGGGCCATTTTTGTGCGAATTCTAAATATGCACGCACGCATTTTTGTAAAATAAAAGGGATTTCGCGTTCAAGTTTGCTATCGAGTGTGGGATCCGCTTCCCTTACCTGTTTCGTGAAATCAACCGTAAGCACACGACGCAGGATACTACCAGAGTTGTCACGCCAATTTGGTACTTCGTTACCTCCCAGAATACCTGGAACAGTCCACTCAAAAGATTGCGCCTTCTCGTGCTTTACCGCAATAGACACGTCTTCACCACTCACAATAGACTGAAACTCTGCTTGTTCGAGAGCTAAGTCACCCTTAATCTCTGGTGCGATGAACATGAACCCATCCATGATAGCTGACAGTCCAAACTTTCGCTCGACGTTATTCGACAACGTTTTAACATCTTCAGTACAGTAGAACTTTCGAAACACTTTTGTGATGAGAGTAGACTTACCTGAACGCGCAACCCCCTTTAAGAATGGAATACATTGCCACTTATCAATCTCATTCACATCATAGCACAAACGCCCACCGAGCGCGAAGATCCATTCACATACATCTTTATTAAGTTGTTGATATTTCAAGATAGAATCGAAAAACGGGGTTGGAATATCTCGCCAATCCGTGTCGCTATAGTCTTCAAACTCCATATCGAAATACTTACTACTTACGACGGTTTGGTCGAGGTTTTTGAACTCGTTCGACTCGTACGTGTAAAAACTTGCGCGCCAATGCGGGTCGTCGATGGATGAACGCACGTCGTCGAACTCCTTACCGATGAATATACCATTCTTGAATGACCATACATGACGATTCTTTTTAATTTCGGGAAATTGCATATCCTTTGTATTTTTTAAGTGTCGAATAAGATCTCCGTGACCAGGGGCTCGAGCTGTCAAATTCTTCCATAGTTCGAATTGTACTTCCTTCTTAGCCACGCCGTAAACGTAGTCTTCGATCGTTTCTAATGGTTTCCATGCGCGGGTCATGGCACCCTCACTGGTCTTAATTTGAATGCAACACTGCCCCTTGTATCTCCTGATTTGACGTCTGTACAGGTCTTTGAGAGTTTGTAATACAGCTTGTTGGAACGGGTTCAATTCTTCAATATTCGTGATAGTAGACATCCTGAAAATGGATGGGTCGGTTTCGGGGTTAATTGGAACATATGTGGGGTTATTAATGCGTTCACTAATACGAGCGTTGCGGAATACGATTTGCCACGCGTCGTCGACCTGATCTATCAGGCGGTTAATACGAACTGACAGTTTCATGTCATTGTCATCCTCTATATCCATCATGTTTAATGTATCAGACCGATGGTACAGTTCACAGAGGCGTTCATTCATACGCTTGACTTTAGATTCTACACGTGTAATATCAATAGATACAGGCAGACCATCCTCTGTCAATTCCTCTTTTGTAAAAAAGTTTTCATATCCGATACGATACGATAAATAGATGTCGTCGCGATTGTTAATTTTCCACATATCTTCCAGTTGAACAAGAAATTTCATGACATCGTCATGAGAAAAAGTTTGGATTTGGTTCGTCCACATGGCACTGTTCGCATCGTCTCGATTTGCCGTCTCATCGATAAAATGTGTAACAGCGTCAGTCATTTTCTAATTATAGAATTCATTTTTTAAGTGGCGTTATTTCTTCTGGAGGATTGATAAAAGTTTGACTAAAATCTTGTTTTGAATTTCCATCTGGTACCCCAAATTCACGAGAGCGCTACATACGGTATCACCTTCAGTGGTTGCCAATGTCGAACCAAGAATAGCTTCCATCGTAGGTTCAAAATTATCTTCGTCTTCATCTTCATATTCCGACATATCAATATCGTCAACATTCTCAGGCTGGCTACCAGACTGAGATTCCTGTTCAGATTCAGATTCGTTCGTAGGTGGATGGGTTATGTGTTCTGATATCTCGGAGTTGGACATTTATTTATGATGAGGAAAAATAGTGCTGTGTTTTTCGCAGCTCAAATAAAATATTGGTATATAATACAATACTCTCAAAATGGCCGGTGGTCTCATGCAACTCGTCGCTTACGGTGCCCAGGATGTTTACCTGACTGGCAACCCTAAGGTTACTTTCTTCCAGGCGGTCTACCGCCGCCACACCAACTTCGCTATGGAGAACATCGAGCAGACCGTCAACGGTACTGCCGCTAACTCCGGACGCGTCTCCGTGACCGTCGCCCGTAACGGTGATCTCGTCGCTGACATGTACGTCGAAATGAAGGCTGCGAGCGCTCTCGGTGCCGTGACCATCAACGCTGGTGCCGTTTCTAACGAATGGGTCGCCGAGCGTGCGATCAAGGATGTCGAACTTTCCATCGGTGGTCAGCGCATCGACAAGCACTACCAGAAGTGGTGGCGTTTGTACTCCGAGCTGTACCTCGACAGCGCTAAGAAGACCGCGTGGGGTAAGATGACCACTGGTTCCGTCGTCGCCGCTTCCGGTGCGGACGGTCAGGTGTTCCTCCCTCTGATTTTCTTCTTCAACCGCAACCCCGGTTTGGCGCTTCCCCTCATCGCGCTGCAATACCACGAAGTCCGTTTGGATTTCGATTTGTCGGGTGAATTCGAAACGTACATGGACTCTTCCAAGACCTTCAAGGTGTGGGCCAACTACATCTACCTGGACACGGAAGAACGTCGTCGATTCGCCCAGAAGGGTCACGAATACCTGATCGAGCAGGTCCAGCACACTGGTTCCGACACGCTCGCCGCCGCTGAACAAACCAAGCAGATCCGTCTGTCGTACAACCACCCCGTGAAGGAACTCGTGTGGTGCGCCTCCGAGTCCAACCAGTCCAACTGCGCCATGTGGAACTTCACCCAGGATGCGGATGCCATCGTGTCCACTTCCGTCGCGAACATGGACCTCACCGGCACCAAGGTGCACGTCGACGCCGATGCCGGTAACGCCCCCAAGCTGCTGGCTGGTCAGGGTGCTACCGCGACTGCCTTCGATGAAGAGACTGTCGGTACCATCAAGACGATGAAGCTCGTGCTCAACGGCCAAGACCGTTTCAAGGAGCAGTCGGGTAAGTACTTCAACCAGGTGCAATCCTACAACCATCACTCCGGTAGCCCCATGCCCGGTGTCTATTCGTATTCCTTCGCGCTCAAGCCCGAGGAACACCAACCCACCGGTACATGCAACTTCTCGCGCATCGATAACGCGCAAGTGTCTATCGTCACCGCGAAGGGTAACACCGCTCAAACCACGCTCAACATGTTCGCGGTCAACTACAACGTCCTCCGCATCCAGAGCGGTATGGGCGGCCTCGCCTTCTCCAACTAATTTGTTGGTTTCGGTTAATTAATAAAAAATATAAAGTATAATTCAATTTTAAAGTGCACACTAATGCTATTTAAAACTGAAAATCTCTAGTCTAGTATGTTAGCTCTAAATCAAACATCGATCCTTACTTACGCAATTACACGGCGACGAACCTATCGACAACGGAAAAAACCTTGTATCAAGAACACCGACGCACTCAAATGTGCGGTACGTCATAGACGATGCGAAGGGTGCCCGTTTAATGATTTCTTCAAACCTGAAAAAATACTCAAGTCAGTTCCAAAACTCAAAAAAGAACACTAACCATGAAACCTCTTACTGAGATGATGCAGTTGATTGACACCCATTCAGTTGCGTGGGTTGAAGCTTCGCTCGAGAATCACAGAGGCTATGAAGACTGAGGCTGGTTCATACGACCGGGACATATGTAAAACGTATCTGAGGGATAAAAACTTAGAGGTTCTGCGTAGAAGGGTTGCTTTAGAGACGCAATTAGTGGAACTTGAGAGTGAGAAGGAGAGTTTAGGAGAGTTGGGGAGAGTTATCAACCATGAATGCGACGACGAGCGTGCCGTATGGAGATTGAATAACCCAGGTGCAGATGCTACCATAACGTTGTTGTTATGAGGGTCATTTTTAAATGCACAATTAATGTTATTTAAAAAATAATATTTATATTAAAATAGTATGTCTACCCTTGCCACTTGTCATATTAGACCACCGCTCGTACCACGAACTCGTATTATCAAGAAGAAGTCTCGTGTAGCTGTCCGTGCAAATTATAAAATTATCCTCATTACACCCGGTGGTGATGAAACCTTTGAATGTGATGATGAAACGTACATTCTAGATGCAGCGGAAGAACAAGGTCTCAACCTCCCCTATTCGTGTCGCAAAGGTTCGTGTTCCGCGTGTGTGGCGAGATTAGTATGGGGTCATGTAAGCCAAGATGAACAATCCTTTCTTGATGAACATCAAATGATGAGGGGGTATACCA